CTAAAATACATCTATAAAGATTATCTCTCAAGTCCCAAAGATGTTGTTGTTCTTCATATGGTCTTGCTGGAGCGCCAGGCCAATTTTTGATTGTTTCTTGAACACAATGATACATTAAGTAAATATCATCAATTCCTAGATTGAGTTGATAAAATCCTTCATTATCAAATTCTTCTTCTGGAAATTCGTTCATTATCCTAATCCTGCGTTAAATCTCATGAACTCAATTGCATTTTTTATTTGATATGTTCTATTAGTTATCTGTTTAAGTATGCTCTCAATATAAACTAGCATAGTATCGTAATAATCTATTTTCAAACAAATTGTAGATAGTTTCTCATCAGCATCAAGATACTTTTGCATCGTATCTTTATCTCGAATCTTTTTGGGAAATGGATTTTCAATATAAACATCTGGATCTGCTTTCCCACTAAAATATTCGTATCGTTCGTGTCTAATATTTTTTCTCTGTTGTTCTGCCTTTTTTCTTAATAAAAAAATAGTGTTATATAATTCAAAATACTTCGCATGAAGAGTGGGGATATTTGTGGATTCTACATGAAGATTGTCCATATCGATTTTAGAATCTTTTTCCCACATTTCTTGAAGTTTATCAAGATCGATCATAAAGGATTTCCTTCTAAATCAGTTATATTGTACATAGTATACTTGAAACTTACCTCAGATGTAAAGTATTCGATGTCAGTATCTGTCGCATCAAAACTTAGTGTTGACAAACTATATGGAAATAAGTCTCTGAAAATAACTTGAAATCTTGGGACTAAGTTACTGCTTAAAATCTGCAATGTTCCATCGGAGTAAACATTCTCCTTATCATTTGCATATCTACCATAGATTTTTGCATCAGATTCAAGTTCGCCATATTGATTAATGTTTTCTGGGAATCCTAAACCTCGTATCCAGTTTTGAATCTCCATATAGTTTTCAAGATTTTCATCAACAAGAAATCTTAAATTTAAATCAGAAAACTGAATAATCTCTCCAGGAACTGGAATTGGTCTTAAGTAATTTGGTTGTTCAGTTACTCCCAAATTTAAGTCTGGTATATTTGCAAGATTGCAAAAGAATGCAGCCTTAGGACTTCGATTCAAAACAAACTTAAATCCTGTAGGAGATAAAAAGTTTCTGTTCTCAAGTTGTCTTGAAAAATTTGCCATTTTAATACTTCTCTATTTCAGCACGTTTCCAATCACCAGGACCTTTCATCAATTCATTTGCACTTTTCTTAGTTCTAAACTTCTTTCTATTTTCATATTCTTCTGTCCATCTATCAGTTTCACAATAATATACAAATTTATCTTGTTGGAACAATTTTCTCCTTTTGATATGGTAAGGCATAATGAATGTGTTTATTGACTATTTAGATAAAAAAAGAGGGTCTCGAAAGACCCTCTGATGAAATATGTAAACCAGAATCACATGAGGTTCTTGACTTGAACTCTTCTGTAGTAACGGTTTGCATTGATTTGCAGTCTTCCGAGACCTTGATCCAGACCTTCTGCGAATGGGTTGGCAACCAGACCATAACGGGTCTTGAAGCCAATTTTTGGTTGGAAGGAGTTCTCACCAACTGCACGTACCATCTGTAGAGGTACATATGGGCAGTAGAAGAGACCAGCGTCATAAGGTGATGAACCCTTATAACCAACAACGTAGTACTGACCACCGTTTGCACCGGGGTTGTGACCACCTGAATAAGGATCGATGTATACGCGATACTTACCTTGCAGTGTACCTGCGAAGGTGCTACCGGTGTCATCAACGTTCAGGTTTGCATTCAGTGCAGGTGTGTAGTCGAGTACACCAGCCATGGTCAGCGCAGAAGCAACGTCTGCGGAGCACATGATGATGTTACCCTTACCACGACGTGTGCGGGTTGCGATTGCGTTTGCATCACGCTCGATTTGGAACAGAAGACCCTTGAACTTTTCAACAGACCAGCGACCGTTGGAGTCGATGTCCAGGTCAAATACACCCTGAGTTGCGGTGTTATGTACAGCACCTTGCTCAGCGACCTTGTAGATGGTTCTGATGACTTCGCGGTTGATTTCTGAGAGGATCTCAGTTGACAGGATGTTTGCCAACTCAGCCTCAGCATTCAGACCGTGAATTGCCTTAAGGTCTTGTGCCAGTTCCAGTGAGTATTCTGCTTTCAGAGCTCTGCTCTTAGCAGTTACAGTGACTTTCTCGATTGAGAATGCCATCTGGTTGAAGGCGTTATCTCCAGAGTCAAGTGCTTCTGACTCTTCGGTTCCCATGCCCTGACCAACGTTATATGCTGTGTTGTCAGCAGAACCTGTTGGGTTGAGGAGACTTGGGTTTGAACCTGACTGTGCAGTTGTACCCATACCAACAGCAGAATCTGTCATTCTGCTTGTCAGATCGAAACCTGCGTCCTGACCAGAGAATGCAGAATCAACTTCGTTGAAGAATGCTTCGTCGCCACTCTGATTTTCGTAGCGTGAACGCATTGCGAAGATGAGTCCAGTAGGACCGTTCATTGGTTGAACGCCTGCGAGGTCATAAGCAACCAGGTTAGGCATGGAGCGTCTGATCAGTGAGATCAGAACGGGATCGAAACCTGCAACAGGACCTGCATCAGCAGCTGAACCTGAGAATCCAGCAGCACTTGCTGATGAACCAGTGTTCATGTTGGGGGTTTCTGTGAGCATTGAAGTGCCGCTTTCGAATGCGGACTGCTCACGGAGGAATTTTTCTTGGTTTTCGAGCAGGACAGCGGTTACAGCTCTTCTGTGTGAATCCTTGATTTCATCAAGACCCTCATGATTGAGGAGAGGTGCCCACTTTTCCTGCAACTGTTCGGAATGGAACATTTGCTAGTACCTTTAGTTAGTTTGCGTTTGAGTAATAATTGAGTTCAGTTATTTGACTGTACTTCCCAGTGCTCTGACATATGCATTCATCGAACCAGAATATTGCTGGTGATCGTTGCTTACACCTTCAGAAAGGGTTTCAGTCTTTACAGATGAAGATTGCTTTTTAGGAGCAAAATATGACTCCTTCAGTGTCTCCAACTTTTCACGATATTCTTCTTCACTTTCAAACTCAACACTTTCGGCAAGTGAAGCGAGCTTCTCTTTCTGTGTCTGTGCAAGACCATCAGAGACTTGATCTAAGATTCCGTCAGCAACCGACTCTGCGAGGCGCTTGTTGAGGGAAACATTTTTCTCAATCTGCTCGTTGAGTTTTGTTTCCATGTCATCAAGTTTATCTACCATATTATGGACAACATCATATTTATCTTCAGGGATTTCTACATAATGTGCTTCAAAAAGGTCCTTCATGCCTGAGAGGAAACTCTCAGTCATTTCAGTTTTCAGACCTTGGTCGATGACGAGTGCATTCTCTTGGAACCACTCATCAGCGACGTACTCAAGGTAAGAATCAACTCTTTCCGAGAGTTCTCCCTTGAATGTTTCAACTTCTTCTGCAAATACAGAAGAATACTGCTCTTCGAGTTCTACACGGATTTCTGCAACTTTTGCATTAATCGCGGTCTCGAAGATTACTTTTGCTTTTTCTTGGAACTCTTCGGAAAGTTCTTCGCCAGCAAGAAGTGCATTGACATCTTCTTCGATGTCATACTCGATTACTTCTTCCTCTTCAGCAACTTCTTCAGTTGACTCTTCTTCAGCAACCACTTCTTCTTCTTCTGTAGTCTCTTCTTCCGCAACAACTTCGTCTTCGATTTCTTCTTCTTCCTTAACAGGATTCGCCATCTTAGGCATTGAATCAGCAGGTTTTGCTCCTTTATTTACAACATCTTTTACTTGCTTCAGTGTTGCACCGGGTTCTTTCAGTTTTGCTGAATCATCATCAGGTTTGTAGTTTTCTGGTGTAGGTCCGCCCAGATCTTCTACAGAACCCAGTTGGGTTCCTGGATCTGCCATTGTTGGCATTGGATCTGCTGGCTTTGCGCCAGAGTTTACAGCAGTTTTGGATTGCTTAGTGCCTACTTCCATTTCTTGTAAATCTCCACTGGACATGTGAACTCTCCGATTTAACCTTTGTATAATCTATATTTATTTAGTATATTAAAGTTTTGAGATAAACTCATCAAAAAGACTTAACTTATACTCTTCCAATAACTTTTGATCAACTAATGTGTTGATTCTCTGTTTTGTATTTTCTGCGAGTCTTTCACGAAGAACTCCTCCTTCCCAGACCCACTCTTTGCCTTCCATAATACCTTCAACAAAAGCATCTGGAGCAGAAGGATCTGCTACAATATCAGCAGCAGTTGCTAACATAAAATCTTCACCAACTTCAGAATATCCTTCTTTTGTTGGTTTCAATGAACCTACACCACGAGAAGAAACACCAAGAGTTACGCCTTCTTTGAGTAAAGATTCGGCAATTTTTCCCATTGGTGTGGAAAGAATTTGCGCCTTTCCAATAAAGTTATTACCTTCTTGACGAAGACCAACAATCTTATGAGAAACACGATCGAGATTGATGGACGGTCCATCAGGATGTCCCAGTTCTCCCAAAGCACGACCTTTATTGATATACGAATCTGTATATCTGCCGACTTCGCGCTCCATTACGGATCTGCGATATACTCTTCCATTTCGGTTCTTGGTTTCAGTTTGTAAAAATGGACCCTGAATAAATAGAGTTTTTTTACCATTTACTGATTCGGTAAGAACCTCAATGTTTTCGATTTCTTCTCGGATAAGTTTCATTTGATTAGTCTGTAAATCCTACTTTCGCACCTCTCAAAGTTCCTGTTGCATATACAACATGATAAGGTTTCTTTTCGAGATACTCAACAGTTCCATTTGGAATTGTCATTGAAACTGTTGTTGCTGCTCCGACCATTGTTGAAAGACCAACTGTTGCGTCAGAACCAGAAACATTAACGATACGAACAACAGTTGCATTTTCAAATGATGTGGCAGATCCAACTGCTGTTGGAATCACAATCTCATCACCAATAAGTAATGTTCTAGCCATATTAAGTTTAAATTAATATATATTATTTATCACTCAGAATCTTCATCAGAAACTTGCTCTTCACTATCAAACCCAAAAGCAGATTGTGCTGCGGTTGGGCGAAATGTATCAACTCGTTCAGCACTCTTTGCAAAAAGCAAATCCTTAATTTTATCGCTAATTGATGATGGGGATTCGTCATCAATAATCATATCTAAAAGGTCGTCCATAGTTAAAATGTATTAA